GCAAGGAAGTGGCTCGTTTGATTCAGGAAGTGCTGAATCAGCGTAAGGCACAGGCTCAGGCTGCTACTCAGACCAGCGAATCTGCTGAGTAATCAGTGTACTCTAAACTAGCGTGGGAGATATTTCCCACGCTATCTTTTTAACTCTATTTCAAAAAAGGAAATAACATGTTTGGCTTAATTGTTCTAGGCTCTGTTCTGGTATTTTTGGTCGTACTTTCAATCGCATTGCGTACTGTTGTACCCACTAACATGGTACACATTGTTCAAAGCAAAAAGAAAGTCATTTCATACGGTAAAGATAAAGAAGGCGGCAACGTTTACTGGTCTTGGCCAAGTTGGGTTCCAATGCTGGGTGTTTTGGTAACGAAACTTCCTGTAAACAACTTTGAAATTAGGCTCAAGGATTATGAGTCTTATGACAAAGATCGGGTACCATTCTTGATTGATGTTACTGCTTTCTTTCGTATCACAGACACAAATAAAGCGGCTCAGAATATTGATCACAAGATTCTTGAAAGTCAATTGCGCGAAATTGTACAAGGTGCTGTTAGAACTATTCTAGCATCGTATACGATTGATGAAATTATGATGCACCGCGACAAGTTTTCTAATAGTTTCACTGATGCAGTTACTTCACAGCTACAAGAATGGGGTGTGTCTCCTGTTAAAAATCTTGAGCTAATGGATATCAGGGACGCTAAAGGCAGTACTGTGATTGAAAATATCATGGCTAAGAAAAAGTCTTTTATTGAGCGTGAAAGCCGAGTCGAAGTAGCAGAAAACATGCGTGTGGCTCAAGAAGCTGAGATTAAAGCTGCTCAAGAAGTTGACTTGAAGCGAGTCGCGGCCCAGCAAGTAGTAGGTGAAAGGACTGCGGCTTCTGAACAGGCGGTGGGTATTGCTCTAGAAAAATCCAAACAAAGTGTCGCTGCTGAAGCTGCTGTTACTGCCGAAAAAGACATGGAAGTTATTAAGGTAAATACTATCAAGCAAGCTGAGATCAATCGTAACCAGGCTAAGATTGAAGCAGAGGAAGCAGCCTTTAAAGCTGAAGCAATCCTTAAGGAAGGACATGCACAAGCTGAAGTGCGTAAGCAGATTTTTGAAGCGGATAATGCTCTTGAAATTCGTCTTACTGTACAAAAAGAAACTGCAATTGGTGTTGCGCAGGCCCTTGCTTCTGGTAAGAACGCGCTGGTTCCTGAGACATACATCGGTGGCGCTGGCGACGGAAAATCAGGTGAACCGGCTAGTGCGATGGATACACTGTTGAAGCTGATCACTGTTAGCACGGCTACTCAGATAGCCGCAAAAGAAACTACTACTGATTATAATAATAGTTTCTAATCTAAAACCCCAAAGAAATCAATAACTTACAGAATCAGATATTTTAGTAAGTTGTTGATTTCAATGGGGTTTCTTTTTGGCCGGTGATTACGTAGTATATCGACTCTGCTACACGGTATAGATTTCAAGCAGGCAACGTAAGCCATTGATTGTTCGTTAAAAATGTTGTTTATAATCAACAAGTTAGCTCAGTGGTTTGTTGAAATATTTTTAAAAACGGCTTGACTTTATTAATACATACTAATAAACTTAACTATGATAATTTATTAGGATGTGATCGGCATGAGAAAAATTACAAAAACCTATACTGTAGACGGTAAAGTATTTAACAGACCTAAATGCAGAACCAAGGGTTGTAAAAATTATGCTCAAAATATAGGTCATACTAATAGTTTAGGGCATCCTACTTTTCGTCATTATTGCATTCATTGCCATAATAAGCGCCGAGAAATTTTCAAAGAAAAAAAAGAGCTAGTGGATCGTAGATCGGTACCGTGTTGTGCGGTTCCGGGATGTAAAAAGAAAGTAATAATTAGGGGTACTGATAATAAATCAAACATAAAATTTACAAAATACTGTAAGGAACACGTATGTATTTCAACCACGTACTCTATCTTTAGGAAAGATTTTTGCGAAAATATAGACAAAAGATTGGGATTTAAGTGTACTACTAAGATTCTTATTATGGCACAACTACAAGTGGATCATATTGACGGTAATCCTTTTAACAATGAACCTTCTAATCTTCAAACATTGTGTGCATGTTGTCATGTTTACAAAACACATGCAAACCGCGATTATGCAACACCGGGAAGAAAAACTCTAAAAAAGGCTTGACATTCTGCCCAAATCAGCTATAATAACACTATAGTCAATCAACAGGACAGACAGATGAAAACCACGGCACAAGTACTTGATGAATTACTGGAGCGAGTAACCCGATATGATGCTTCTATTCAAGGTGGATGTGAGTGTTGCGGGTCTTGGATAGAATACGACCAGTATGACCGCGGTGACTTGGTAAAGTACGGTCAACTAGAAGCTTTGGTAAACATGCTGAAAGCTGAACTAGCTGAGAAGTGCTAAGTTACTGATTTTATTAAGAAAAGAGGATACTACAAATGGCTTTCTTTACTCCCGAAGGTTTCAAGATGGTAAACGGCGAATGGGAGCGTACTGAGTCTTACACGTGCCTCAGCGTAGCAGGTGGTTGGCAGACTGCACGCCTTAACGTAGACATGACCGTGCGCGAATTGTTTGGTCCTGTGTTCCGTGATACTGTATCTCTTTGGAACTGGCAGCGCGAAAATCTCTATAAAAATCAATAACTTATAAGTTGTTGATTTTATTAGGAAAAATAGTTTGCTCAAAGGCTTGACTCTTTACCCAATTCTGCTATAATAGTTCTATAGTCAATAAACAAGAGAGAAATCAATATGTCAGTAATTCGTATCAAGCGCGGCACTTATCGTAACATCCCTGTTATCAACACTACTTTCAAGTTGGTAAAGGGTTATCAAGTTGGTGCTAAGGGTGCATACGTGACTGTAAAGAATGAAGGTCACTTCCCGATTGCAATTGACGCGGTCAAGATCAAAGTAGATAATATTGATTCTTTTGAATATGTCTCAGGTGACGCGCCCGTGAATGATGTAGTTGAGCTGCAAGTATCCCTCCCGCAAGAAACTGACGAAGCAGCAATGAATCGCATTGCTACCCGCTTTGAAATTCTGGATCAAATGGCACAAGCTTGCATCACAGGCGACATTCGTGCAATGATCGTAACTGGCCCGCCCGGTGTTGGTAAGTCTCATGGTGTTATTGAGCAGATGAACAAAGCTTCACTGTTTGATAAAATCGCTAGCCGCAAGCCCCGCTTTGAAATTATCAAAGGTGCAGTATCTGGTATTGGCTTGTTCGCTACTCTGTACAAGTACTCAGATGCTAAGAACGTGTTGGTGTTTGATGACTGTGACGTATTCACTGACCCGGACGCTCTGAACGTACTCAAGGGTGCGTTGGACTCTGGCAAGAAGCGCCGCATCTCTTGGAACAAAGACTCGCGTCTTCTGCGCGAAGAGGGTGTGCCCAACTCGTTTGACTTCAACGGCTCTATCATCTTTATCACTAACTTGAATTTTGAAGACCGTCGCAGCAACAAGATTCAGGCACACGTTGACGCACTTCAGTCTCGCTGTCACTTTCTGGATCTGACTATTGAAACTCAGCGTGACAAGATGCTGCGTATCAAGCAGGTACATCGTGATGCCGATGGTGGCTTGTTTGCAGACTACAATTTCTCTGTAGAACAGGCAGACGAAATCCTTGAGTTTATGGAAACTAATCAGAACAAACTGCGTGAAATTTCACTGCGTATGTCACTGAAAATTGCTGACTTGGTTAAAGTGTCCAAGTCTAACTGGAAACTGCTGGCTGAATCTACTTGTATGAAGCGAGGTTAATATGAGCAAGCTTGAGTATCGCAATAACTGGGAAAGCGATGAATATCAGGTAGACGGTAAGCGTGTACTGAATCTTACGACAGTATCGATTAACGATGTGTTTTATCCGGTTACTAGTCGAATGGTATCAGTTGCGTACAACGACATGGGACATACCTATACTGCTAAGAGCAAACACTTTTTTGTGGTATCCAAAGATTTGGGAGTAGAAGTTGATCTGAATCGCATAGTTGGTAAAACTGTTGTTATGGCTGTTAATTACGAGGTGGAATAATATGACTACTGTAGAAAAATTGTTTGATGTAGACGTTAGTGATCTTATTAGTATTCCGTTAGCTGTGATTGCGGTATCTTGGTTCACTGGTGATCTTAATGTAGGCGGAGTGATCGGTGTTATTATTGGCAATCGTCTTTGGAGTTTGTTTTCAAAATGAGCAAAAACGCAATATACGGTTGTCAAGTAGACACTGAAAACGATTACAATTTTTACGGCTTCTTAATCGTTGACGGTGCAAAGGCTGAGTCTACAGTAGAACCTATTCTACTTCCCGAAGACAAATGGCAAGATCAAGAATTTATCACTAACCTGCTTACTAGCAAACGCACTGAATTCATTGACAATGGTTATGAATGCGGAGCATTAGAAACTAAAAAAGTATCTGAATGGGCTAAGAGTCTATAATGATTCCAGAAGATTACATAGACGAAATCGTATCAAGTGGTATTACATTCATGAATGCTATCACTCGTGCTTACGGTGCTGAAGAAGGCATGAAACTGTATGATAGTATGGTGTCGGCTGTTGATCCTGATATCAAAGGTAAAATCTTTTTCTCTCTGATCACCGGCGATCATGGTGGCACAATCAGACTCAAAGGATATGAACCTGTTATTTCAAACAAAATTGAGCGTATCAAGGCAGTGAGGCGAGTGTCTAACTTTTCGCTAAAAGATGCTAAGGAGCTAGTTGAAGATATAGAGCGAGGTGAGCCAAAATCTATCCCTCACTTGCGAACACTGATGGATCGTAGTGAAGCCGTAAGCACACTTAGGCGAGTAGGGTTCGTGCTATGATCTTTTACAAAATCAGAAATAAGAATACTGGTGAGTTTTCTAAAGGTGGATCGCGCCAAAGGCACACTGGTGATGTTGAGTGGAGCAAACAAGGCAAAACTTGGGATACTCTTGGTAAACTTCGGTCCCATTTGACGCAGTTTCATCTTGGTGACAATTATCACAAGCAAACAGATATGAGTCATTGGGAAGTTGTAGAGTATCATGTAGTTGAGCAGCCAGCAAAAGGTATACATGAAATACTTGATCCTAAAAAGATTGTGGAGATGCTGAAACGATGAAATTTGAACACATTGGTTGGATGAAAGAAGGTACTTCAGACAAAGTTTGGGGTATGATTTTGCTACAGAAAGGCGGCGATGGCCGCTGGCACACTAACAAGTATGTTTCGTTTTGGGGCAGGCGTGGTGCCAAACTTCAAACCAAACTAGTTGAGTGCTCTTCATATGAAGCAGAAAGGATGTTTGATAAGAAGTTGGACAAAGGTTATCAGCGAGTAAACAAAGATCGTTTGGATGAAGTGTATCCAGAGTTTCAAAGCGATCTAGAAAAAACAGCATTTTGGGCAGCATTTAAAATTTGAGGCAATCATGTCTCCTGGAAAAGAAAACACATTTAGAGCATTAAAAGACGAGCCACTACTTATGACAAGCTTCTGGTGTAAACTTGGTATTCATAAATGGACTAGGTATAGCGAGCCGTCTAAGTTGGGAACGAGATATAGGGTTAGTACGTTCGCACCAACCGGAAACTATAGCATAATGAGTCAAGAAAAAAGATGTGTTCATTGTAATATTCCCTCACATCGTCGATATGAAATGTTCACAGGCTAATTATGGGTAAAGTAACTGTTTGGGAAAGCGAAACTGACGGTAAGCTTTTTAAAGACAAAGAAAAGTACGTAAAGCATCTGCGTAAACTTGCCAGTGGCAATATTGCTCGAAGAAAAATTGAGCATATGAAAGCCACCCGTCAAATCATTATGCAGAAAATGGGTCAAGTAGAATCTACTAGTGACCTTGTACAGTTTATCAAAGACAACTGGCAGTGGTTCTGGGCTAATGGCGCTAACAATGAAAAATGGAAATGGCGTGACAACAAGCCTTCTTTTCATGAATTCGTTGATGTTAAAATTGAAAATCTTAAATGGGAAGAAACGTGTTTCAATACGCATTCTTGTCCACAAGGCGGAGTAACTAACTTTGGTAGACACTACGAGGATGATAGACCCGATAGTTATCCTGGATGGCGTGGTACGATAACTATCGAAGTTAAACCTCCCTCTTATAAGCGTAGAAATAAAAGCTACGTAGAAGATGGTTGGGGTAGTTCTTACTTTACAGATACTATCATTAACACTGGCTCAGGTAGTAGCGTGGGTAGCAACAAAGACACAAAGAAATACTCATACGGTATTACATTATGGGCAGCAGACTTTCCTGTTATGTATGAAAAATGGCGTAAGTGGCAATGGTGCGAAGAAGAAAATCGCAAGCGTAGATTAGTTTGGAAGTCTCTTGGTGGAAACCAAGCAGTACCAGAAGTTTATGAAGTACCTGAGGATTGGGTTCTACCTAGTCCATGGAAACAGTAAGAGGTTGAAATAGAATGCAATTAGATAATCCAATACAAGCATTGGCTATGTCATTAGCACATGCTCAGTATGAAGGGTTTCCTGAATACGAATATCAAGATCGTGATTGGGAACATTATAGAAATACAAAAGAAGATAGGCGTATAACAAAACATGCCAAACACCGTTCATCAGATTTGATTGTTCACGCAATGTTTCCTCAAACTTGGTCTAGCACTGCGCTAGGCTTTGGCGGAGTTGGTGGACAAGCTATCACGCCTGCTTATACTGTTATCATTGAATCAGAACATGGTTTGGGGTACTGTGTTTACTTTGGTGGTAGGTTTGCTTATCGAATCAAACGACCTAGTGATTATTTCTTTGGTGACATTATTCATCAACGTATGGCTCAAGTGTCCGAATCTATTAAGTACGAAAAGGTTTAGCGCAAGGTATGCGTTTTATTAGGGAGCATGATGCTCCCTTTTTTTACCTTTAGATTTGACTTATATTTCTCTTGTAGTAATATATATTATTATGCAAACAAAAGAACACTTACTTTACTTTTTCTTGTCAAAGCCACTTAGGCTTCATTATAGTGATAGGAAGTTTTTTAATAAACTTACTGTAATAATCAAAGACACCAACACCATAACACCTGGGCAAGATAAGCTGTTTAATAAATTGGTTGAAAAGTATGCAGACCAATTATCAAAAACTTTGCTTACAAAGGACCAAATGATTACCTTGCCATGGAAGGCATCAGTAGTAGAAACGTCTAAAGAACATACTTCAGCTAGATTGTTTTTGATCAACAATGAACTTGTGATCAGAACACCAATGAATAACAAGTTTATTAGACGGTTTGAGGATATTAAGGACAATACTTTTCGATGGGATAAAATAAAGAAAGCATATATATCTCCCATGAACACATATGCTTTAAAACTTGCATACACTATTCTTCCTAAGTATTTCCCTGAAGTAAGATTCTGTAAACACGTTACTAGTCTAATTGATCGTGTAAATCAATATTCTACTTTAATATGGGAACCTACTTTAGTCGCAATAAATAACAACTACTATGTGGTTGCTAGCAATGAAACGATAGGCACTTATGTTAGCAACATAGAACTTAACAGCGATCCTAAAACTCTTTTTGAATTATCTAAGCTTGGTATAAGAATACACGACAAAGTGGTAGAAAACGATTTCAAAAAGTTCGCATCTGAATTCGTAACCGAAGTGGATGTTAGTCAAACACGGTTACTAGTTGAATGGTTAGCAGATTTAGGAGTTACACAAGTTTTATTAGGTAAAGGAGTACACAATTCTTTTGCTAAAAAACTAGAACTGTTTATGCCAATGATCAAATACTTTGAGCATAAAAAAATAAAATGCATACCAGTAGATCACAATTTTAAGATAGACGAAAATATCAAACAACCTGTATTGCTGCAATATCACGGCAATGAAAACATGAAATTTTGCGGTAGTGGATCACTAGCTAAATCCGTGTTTATAAGAAATTCAACCCCAATAGAGGTAAAATGAAACAAGCAAAGATAATCATAACCGATGAAGTAAACTGTAAAATTCAAGGCTTAGAGCTTGATGCTCGTAAAGCGTTAATGAAAAAGTTTGAAGTGGAAAAGCCTGGTGCTAGATATTTACCAAGTGTCAAATTAGGTAGATGGAATGGTAAGATAAGTTACTTTTCATTAGGTGGCGCCACACATATTAACTTGCTAGAACAAATCATACCCATCATAGACCGTTATGACTATGATATCGAACTAGAAGATTTACGCACGTACAGAACTACATTTGACTTTCAGCAGATCAAAGAAGATACCTTTGCTCATAAAACTTGGCCTAAAGGTCACGTTATGGAAGGCAAACCTATTTTGTTTCGTGACTATCAAGTAACCATCGTTAATAACTTTTTAGCTAATCCGCAATCACTTCAAGAAGCAGCCACTGGTGCAGGTAAAACTATTGTTACCGCGGCACTGTCATTGTCAGTAGAAAAATACGGTAGATCATTGGTTATAGTACCAAACAAGTCACTAGTGGTACAAACAGAAGAAGACTATATCAACTTAGGTCTTGATGTTGGTGTATACTTTGGTGACAGAAAAGAACTAAACAAAACTCATACGATCTGTACTTGGCAATCATTAAACAACCTATTAAAGCTAACACAAGCAGGTGAAGCTGACTTTACTATCAATGACTTTATTGAAGGCGTGGTATGTGTTATCGTTGACGAAGTACACCAAGCAAAAGCTGAAGCACTAAAAACATTGTTAACTGGTGTGCTATCACGAGTACCTATTCGCTGGGGATTGACTGGTACTATTCCAAAATCAGATTTTGATAAACTAGCACTGTTAGTATCGTTGGGTCCAGTAGTTGGTAAACTTGCTGCTAGTGAACTACAAGAAATGGGTGTACTAGCCAAGTGTCATGTCAACATTGTTCAGCTAAAAGATCAGAAAGAATATAAAGACTATCAAAGCGAATTGAAATTTTTAACCACTGATCAAACAAGACTAGATACTATAGCCAAGATAATCGACAAGATCAAAGACACTGGTAATACATTGATCTTGGTTGATAGAATCTCAGCAGGAAAAGAATTGGTAGAAAGGTTACCCGGAGCAGTGTTTGTTTCGGGGGAAATGAAACTAACTGAAAGGAAAGAAGAGTATGACGAGATTAGAACAAGTGAAGACAAAATTATTGTGGCTACCTATGGTGTCGCCGCAGTTGGAATTAATATTCCCCGTATTTTTAATTTGGTTCTTTTAGAGCCCGGTAAATCGTTTGTACGTGTAATACAAAGTATTGGTCGCGGTATAAGAAAAGCTGAAGACAAAGATCATGTTGAGATTTGGGACATAACCAGCGACTGCAAGTTTGCTAAACGCCACTTAACTCAAAGAAAAGCTTTTTATAAAGAAGCACAATATCCGTTTTCTTTGGAAAAACTTGACTACTAGAGTATAATACACACATGAGAATATTAAATTTAGATACCAACACTTTTTACAACCTAGAATCTCTTCCCGAAGAGATTGATGAATTACAGTTTTCAATTTTAGACAACTCTAATCCACAGAACCCAGACTTTCATTTTATCCCTCTGATATTTTTAGAGTCGTTCAACTCACCTGCTGTTGTATTGCAAGTAGGTGGTAGAAAAATCAAGATGCCAGTTGATTGGCAAATTTTGATTGGTGAAGCAGAACACGGTGATTTAGAAACTCTTCCTCTATCTAGTGTAAACGACAGAGGGTTCAATGCGTTTCAATTCAATCCACTTACATCATATGCTCCTGACTTTCTTCCTATAGAAATCGTAGACATTTATCAAGACGTAACTTGGTACTCTCCTCGTCTAAGAAACGGTCAGTTCTTGTGTGTTCCCATTGATGATGGTGAAAAGCCCAGATGCTTGTACTTTGTCAAAGAAATTAGTAGAAACTGTGAGATAGTTGACTATGGGAAAATTTTCTAATGTCTGCTAAAAAACCCAAAGAGCTTAAAGAAGATACGCTAGAAAAAAATGACATAAACTTGTTTGAAGTTCTAGCCGCTATTGACAGCAAAGATTATGGCTACTATGATAGGCTAACAGACGATCAAAAGAAAAAGATTGTGCCATACCAACTTATTCAATGGATAAGCGGCTTGCAAGGAAACAAAGATTTACAATCTTACTATTTGCAGAGTGTCCAGTATCATGCAAACATGCATTTAGTTGACCATATGATTGCGTCAAAAGAACATGATCATGCTAAACTACAGTGGTTGATGTTGTGTGCAGCTAGTCCTGGCATGGGTAAAGTATATCATAAGTGGATACCCAAGATAAGTGAAAAAGTTGCGCTGTTAAAAGAAAACGCAAAGCTTGGGGACATAAAAGAATACTATCAAAAAGTGTATCCAAAAGCTAGTACTAGTGATATTGAAGAAGTGGCTAAAGAATTTGTAGCCGTACAAAAGAAAAAAGTAGCACTAGCTAAAATTTACCCAACATTAAAACTTGATGAAATTGAACTTTTGAGCACAATGGTAACCAATGATGAACTTGATCAGTATGAAAGAGACTCAGGTAACTGATCGTTTTGTTTGCGACTTTTGTAACAAAGAGTTCCAACGCGAACAGTCTATGTTCAAACACATGTGCGAAACTAAACGCCGTGTTGGAGACAAAGACACTGCTGGAAACAGAATTGCGTTTCAATGCTGGCTTACTTTTTACCAAAAGAACACAAACGCCAGAAAACCAAAATCATACTTAGACTTTGCAAAAAGCGCATATTACATTGCGTTTGTAAAGTTTGGCAATTACTGTGTTGATATCAATGCTATCAACATTCCCAGATATCTAGACTGGTTGTTAGACAATAAGATATCAGTTGACAATTGGACTAGTGATCAAGTGTATAACAGATACTTGATTTACTACTTGCGCGAAGAAGACCCACTTGATGCTATCGCTAGAAGTATTGAAACTACTATTAAGTTAGCAGAACCTGAAAACATAAAAGCTAATGACTACTTGCGTTTTGGTAGTAAAAATCGCATTTGTTATCAGATTACTCTTGGTAAGATTTCACCATGGATGTTGTTTCAAAGTGTGTCTGGTATTGAATTTATTGAAAGCTTAGATGAAGGTTTACAGCGAATGATATTTGACTATATCAATCCTGAACAATGGGCATTAAAGTTTTTGCGTAATAAAGATTCAGTCAAGCAAGTAAAAGATTTATTAAAAGAGGCTGGATACTAATATGGCAACAGACAATGACTTTAAATATGGATTATACGTCATGAATCCAGACTTTACTAGAGTAAAGTTAAGTTCTGATGAAAACGAAAGAAAAGAAATGATGGAATGGATAGAACGCAATTGTACAGGCGAGTATGTAATTTTCGCTGAACACAATCATGCCTTTTTAAAAGACGAACGTGATCGTATGTGGTATGAGCTAACCTTTAAATGACAAGAAAATTAGATGCAAAGTATACCTTAGACAAAAAAGTTGATATGCAATCTGCAATTGATGATGAAGTTTTAGCTGAACTTGCAAAAAACATAAAGCACTCAATGGACCAAGAAATAGCGTACAAACTTCTTTTATCTACTGGTTGGGGCGGTGCTGAAATTTCATATCAACGATTAGATGAAGTTAAAGAGTGGGTCGAAGCAAATAAAACTGGTGAAGTAAGATGGTTTGACAACAGAGTAGCGTTTGAACAATCAAAAGATTATGAATGGTTTATTTTGAGGTGGAGTTGATGACAATGGCAACATATAATAGTTACGGAAATTCAAATTCTCAACAAGTTAATATTAGGAATAGTTATTTTAGACCTTTACACAAATACGGTATAAGAGAAGCGCGTTATATTAGAGAAGTACGATATGATGATACACCATGGTATTATAGTAGTGCAGAATATCGTACTAGAGAACACGACACTTTTGAAATCAAATTCGACCAAGTGGGATTAGAAAAACTGTCGCTTGATCTTTACAAGATAGAAGAAGAAGAGTGGTTAAGAAAGAACAATCCAAGTTTGCAAGCAGCATGGGAACATTATCAAACTGTTTTAGGTTTAGTAAAATGAGACAACTTAATAAAAAGGCTTGGCCCTATAAAACCAGAATAAAAGACTTTGATTACACGGAGTATGTCAATTTTGTTGAAAGATATCCCTCTATAAAAACATATCTTATTAAAAGAAACTCTAATTGGAGTGATTACAAGTTAGCGTATGGATACGATGTATATTTCACAAAAGAAAGTGACTTGGTACTTTATAGGTTAAGCGCACAATGAGTGATTTGGATTATGTTGATGTTCAAGTAATATCTGAGTTTCCTGAACTATGGCAAGAGTTTTTATCCGAAACAGAATACGGACTAATAGGTTCAAATAAGTTTAATGATTTCTTAAAAAGTAAGAATATAAATGGCTTCGCTACACACGGATCTTCATTAGGATATGCGAAAATAAGACACGATCATTTAATGTGGATGAAATTAAAATACTAGCATGAAAGATTTTACATACGAAAATAGTACTAAAGGATATGTAGTAAAGTTTCCTGCAAATACAAGAGTAAAGTTTAACAACAGTTACAAAAAGGTACTGGGGTTAGCTTTTAACGTTACTAAAGGTCATGAAGCTACGGTATTAACAACAGACAACAGATTTGTTACTGTATCACTTAACTTATATGCACAACTACCCGAAGATGATCGTTACATACCTTATCATTGGAAACATATTGTTGGTGTGCTTGTATACACTGAAGAACAAGCTAAAGAACTAGTAGATGAATTAGATAAGGCAAGAATGTGGGCATTGTTGAAGCGATAAAATGACAGACTTCACGTACAAGAAACACAGCAATTCTTATTTGATTAAATGGACGCGGAGAGTCCAGAATATTTCTGTATCAGAGATAAAAAATATAGTACATGATGTGACAAATAAGAATACAATAATGTGTATAGATCAGGCAGGGTTCACTTTTCTTACGTGTTGTGATAATAATTTTTGGAATAATGATTATAAAGAATGTCACGGTGTGTTCGTATCAACTGAACAAGAAGCAATTGACATATTACATTTGATTAACAAGGCAAGAATGTGGAATACATTAAAGAACTAAAGTCTATCTATGCTAATTGGCAAGAAAAGAGATTCTTAAAAAAGCATGGCTGTGAAAACAGAGCGCAATACGAAAGAAGATTTGATCCTGATTACAATCCCAGAGCCACAAGAGTAAAAGATTATTTTCATGGATATCCTTATGTACATCGTATTACTGATCATGATCATACCATGTACTTTTGGGATTTAGGTTTTGATGGACATTACGTTGTATATAATTGGTGTAAAGAAAACTTGAAAGGTAAGTTTAGGATAGACCCATTGCGCGTTATTAAAGATAGATACACCGATGAGTGGGAAGTAAACGAATTAGGTGGAGGAGATTATTTCTTTATCGCATTCAAAGAAGAAAGTGATTTGATATGGTTTAAGTTGCGCTGGGAAGGTTCTCGTGAAGTATACTTTTAGTTTGGAACATTATTGTCCCGACACAAGAGCTGAAATGTATAGATGGTGTAAAGAAAATTTATATCACGGTGGCCACTATGAACCAAATTGGGATTTCAATCTGATTGGAAATGAGTGGTGTCTTGAATTTAGTGATGAAAAAGAATATATGTGGTTTTTGTTGAGATGGGAAGGCTCGCGTGAAGTATACTATTGATGTTTCACTACTAGGCGGTGAAGAAGTGGTTAACAGGCTACACTGGTGTAGAGAAACATTAGGAGTCAATGAGTCTCGTAAATGGCACTTCAAAGACTATTACTTTTTATTTGAAGATGAAAAAGAATATATGTGGTTTAAGTTGAGATGGCAGTAAATGAGTAAGCGCGAAATTAAAACCAGAATAAACTTCATAGAATATCTCTGGTGGAAACTTATGCCAGGTACTACAATAAAAGTTAAGCGGCCTAAAAAAGAATGGGTTGTTCTTCATGATGATGGTGATGGTGGTGAAACATCAGCACTTACTAACGATCCAAACGACCATTGGCGTCCTTGGCTAGAAAAGAATGTGGGCAAGCAAGGCATAGATTGGAACTGGCGAATACAATTAGGCAGATCATTTTACACGCCTGGTTACGAAGATCAAGATGAAGAATTAGATAGAATTGTAATCAAGTTCAGAAAAGGCAAAGACAAATGGGCATCAGTCGCAGGTTTACTATGGAATTAAAATGACAGACTACAACTTAGTACAATATGTTAATCACGTTGATATAGTACCCACTAACAACGAGATCAAGAAAAGAATGTTTATTAATGGTGAATGGCAAGAACAAATCTTCATTCAGTGTGACTGGTCTAAAGCTTTAGAAACTTGGTTATGGGAAAAATATCCCAACAAAGGTTACCTAAAAGATTGGTGGATGACTAGTAAACGTGTTACAATGAACGATAAAATATATGTACATTGGAAACTTTGCGAATGATAACTTTTAAAAAGATAGACAGAAGATATAACGGCGGTAACATATATCAGTATATGTTATTAGTCAATGTTTCTTTAGGTCCTAGCAGTGAGGTAAGAGCAATCAAGGAGTTTAATGAACTTAGAAAATGGTGTGAATCAATTTGGGGATATAGTTATGAGTTACACGATGCTTGGGCTCATGGCTCAGACTGGCCAATATGGACTTGGGCTAACGATAGCAAAGACAGCAAACGAGCTATTTATTTAAAGACGGATAAAGAATATATGTTAGCTAAATTAAGATGGGAATGATATGCCCTCCCATTTAATGATTGACATAGAATCACTAGACACAACACCTAACGCTGTGATTCTTTCTATTGGTATTGTAAAATTCAACCCAAAAAGTAAAGGTGTGTATGACAGGCTTTTACTGAAACCCACTATGGAAGATCAAACTGAAATCTACAACAGAGATATTAGCGAAGATACACTACGTTGGTGGAGTGAGCAGTCACAAGAAGCAATTGACGCAGGGTTTTGCGAAAAAGACAGAATGCCCTTAAAAGACTGCATGGAAGTAATTTATCATTACTGTTGGAATCAAGATCGTGTATGGTCTAATGGTGCATCATTTGATATTGTAGTTTTAGAATCAGCGTTTAGACAAACACTAACAGACAGACCTAATCCAATACCTTGGCCTTTTTACACTATCAGAGACACTAGAACTATATATGAGATAGCTGGTGTAAGTCTCAAAGATAAAAAGTATGGAACAAAAACTACACACGATGCTCTAGAAGATGCTGAACACCAAGCATTGGTATTACAAGATGCTTATCAAAAACTTACTGGTTTAGGGTTAAGATTGTGAAGACTGTGAAGTTGTGTGATTGGTTCGAAATAAACGAACAAGAATACATATGGTATAGACTACAAGGATATGAAATTGAATTTGTAGAAGACAGTTATGAAGCACGTATTCGCTGGAAATATGACGGTAAGGTACATAGAACCGACGGGCCTGCCATTACATATTGCGATGGTGATCGTCGATGGTTTTTAAATAATATAGAATACGATACAGAAGAAGAATTCAATGAAAAAATTAAGCGATTGGTTTGAAATCGACGAAAAGCAGTACATGTGGTATATATTACAGGGATATGTTATTATCGTTGGTGAAAATTATGTGTACTGGAAAATAGACAGCAACAGACACCGCACGAATGGAACGACTCTTATCCAGAAAAACAGCACACAGGTGTGTATTATAAATGATAACCCGCATCGCACAGATGGACCTGCTGTTATATGGGTAGATGGAACACAGGTGTGGTATATAGATGACAAATTACATCGCACAGATGGACCTGCTGTTATATGGGCAGATGGGACACAGAAGTGGTGGGCAGATGGCAAATTGCATCGCACGGATGGACCCGCTGTTATCGGCGCAGATGGATCAAAGGCGTGGTATATAAATGGCACTCAATATACAGAAGAAGAATTCAATGAAAAAATTAAACGACTGGTTTGAAATCGACGAGGCGCGGTACATGTGGTATATCTTACAGGGGTACGATATTTACGTGGATGAAAGTACTGTGATGTGGATACTAGATGGCAACTGGCATCGAACTGATGGACCTGCTCATATCTGGGCAGATGGAACACAAGAGTGGTGGGTAGATGGCAAACTACACCGCACTAATGGACCTGCTGTTGTAAGGGCAGATGGATCACAGGCGTGGTGGGTAGACGGCAAAAGACATCACACTGATGGACCTGCTGTTATCTATTCAAGCGGAACACAGGAGTGGTGGGTAAATGGCACTCAATATACAAAATGGCACTCAATATACAGAAGAAGAATTTAATGAAGCTAAACTTTGACGTAGACATAGACGTTGGTAATAGAGACTTGATTTTAGAAAAGATTAAGCATGTACCTGCGTCTATGAGAAATGTTACCCCTATCAGAAAACATGCGTCAGGTATCTATCCTTGTAATATACCATATGATCCCATTAACGATATGGCTGCTATTTCGTATGAAGAAGCAGAACAGCGAGGATACTTTAAGCTTGACATATTGAATGTTCACGTTTATGAAAAAGTAAAAAGCGAGCAACATTTAAATTACTTGATGCGTGAACCAGATTGGTCTATGTTGGATAAACGAGATATAGTAGAACAGTTGATACACTTGAACGGCCAGTATGATACTATTAGAAAGATGCCTGAGCCAATAGATAGTATCCCTCGTTTAGCTATGTTTCTAGCAGTAATCAGACCAGCTAAACGACATTTGATAGGTAAGACTTGGCAAGAAATAAACAAAACTGTATGGGACAAAGGTAGCGATGGTTATCAGTTCAAGCGTTCGCACGCAGTTGGTTATAGCCACTTGGTAGCGGTGCATATGAATTTAATAAAAGAGGAACAAAATGACAGAACATAAAGTAAAGAGTTGGGTACCTTTTTTCCAAGCATTTTTGCGCGGGGAAAAGAAGCATGATATGCGAGACTTGAAAGATAGAAAATACGCTGTAGGAGACGTACTAGTTCTTCAAGAATATGATCCATTCACTGGAAAATATACTGGAGAAGAGCTACGAATGAAGATTACATATATTACCTCTAGAGATACACCATGTGCGTTTTCTAGCGCGGCACTTGACAGAGATTATTGTATTCTTTCATTAGAACAGCTAGACCTTCCTAGAGGTGTCTCTGGGTTTTTACCACCGAGTAAACAACATGGATCTTAAATTAATACCAGAAGATAGTGAAATACTAAGAGAAGTAGCAGAAGCATGGGACTGGGAAAAAGACGGTGACCCTAGTGAATTAGTAAAAGCAATGGCTAAGCTAATGGTTCTGCATAACGGCATAGGGTTAGCTGCTCCGCAATGCGGCATATCTAAACGTATATTTGTTATGGGCAATCCTGACCACTTAGTAGCTTGTATCAATCCTGAAATCATATCAGGTACTGAACGAGTTAGAGATCAAGAAGGATGTTTAAGCTTTCCTGATCTTTGGATGTATGTGGAACGTTATAAGGATATTAGTGTAAAATACTACAACGTAGCCGGTGAAAAAGTTGAGCAAGAATTAACTGGTTTGATGGCACGAGTATTTCAGCATGAAAGTGATCACTTATGGGGAATTTGCTTTGACACTAAAGTTAGTAAGTTAGCACTTGATAGAGCAAAAGAAAAGAGAAAAAAGATAAGAGCTAGAAGAGCCGTTTAACTAAAGTAATTGATCGTCTTTTTGATCTTCTTTTTCCTAACTCAGTTAAACTAACTGTCGGTCCGTGTAATATATTCAAGCTTTTGTTATTGAATGTTCGTAAGTAGGGTTTGAAAACTACCCATTCATCTTTCAAAAAGATGTTAATGGGTATTAACCTATTTGATTCCCACCACCATTGATCACCCAATTCCAAGAACTTTTCTTTAAGTTCTGCTTCTACGATAGCACCATAATCGTATATCGTAGTTACTACTTCGTCCCTATTTTGAACTATGCCTACATAGTCTTGGTTGGCGTAGTGACACACCGTTATAAAAGGGTGACTGTCACTTAATTTCTTAAAAAAATCTTCTGAACTCATATTAATGATATTTATACCCGATTCAAAAACAAATAAATTTAATAAAGACTAAATATACTTAAAGGACGATATTCGTGTACTCAACACAAGTTTTCATTTACACACAGCGACAAATAGTAGTCGTATTATCCGGAACCAGTCCCAGGAGTTATATGCCACAATACAGTAAGCCACTTTCAATTCATAAGGGCGTAGACAATCAGCTACAGTTTCAGTTCTTGAATCAAGAACAAAAACCCCAGGATATCACAGGTAAAACAATTACTTTTAGAATTATAAGTTATGATGGTACTAAGACGTTGCTTACAAAAGCATTGACACCACAGTTACCGGTAACCGGGATAACACTACTTCAGTTAAACGCAGCAGAAATAGAAAACATTCCAACTCAAAAAGCTTATTACAGTTTGGAAATTCCTTCAGGACAGTTTGATTTTCCTGTTTATCTAGACCAAAACGCAGGAGCAAGAGGGGATTTGAATATAGTTAATTCTATACTTCCTTCCTTTGTTCCTTCTGAAATTGTTACTATTCCTACTGGACAAGCCTTTCCTAATGTGAATCCAAACATAAGTTCCAACTTTACTTACTACAGCAGCGTGATCAATACTCAAGATAATCCTATCCTAACTATACAGGCACAGTATAACGAATATGAAGGTAATGTGGTTATACAAGGTTCCACATTAGTAGACAGTGATTGGTATACAATTGTAACTGAAGAATACTCTAATGTTTCTGATACAAAAGGATATACGATCACAGGATTCCATCCATTCATAAGAATGCAATTTAACAGCACACAGGGCGAAGTCGATAACATCTTGGCAAGGTAATCTATTGATTAGTCGTATGATTCTGTTATAATTACAGAATGTTTGATATTATCACAATTATACCCGGTAAAAGAAAAACAACAGCAAAAGGCTGGATAAGTTTTAACGCGCCGTGCTGTCATCATCGTGGTCATAAGCCCGATAAAAGAATGCGTGGCGGCTTGATAAAAGACAACTACAACTTTACATACAGTTGTTTCAATTGCCATTTCAAATGTAGATTTGAACTTGGTAAACCTCTTTCTGCTAACACTAAACTATTCTTAAAATGGTGCGGTGCTGATGAAAGCTTGATCACAAAGATCGGCTTAGAAAGCATACAAAACAAAGATATCTTAGATTACATTACGCCAGTCGTTCGGAATGTAACTATTAACTTCAAAGAAAAAGAACTTCCCGAGAATAGCGAAGTACTGGATATCAACAATCCAAATCATCATAAATTTATTGAATACATAGAAAACAGAAAAATACATTATGATGAATATCCGTTTTTAGTTACACCTAATGAGATAGGAAGAAATTCAAATAGAATTATCATTCCTTTTACATACAAAGGAAAGATTGTTGGTAATACTAGCAGATTCTTAGACGACAGTAAGCCAAAGTATCTAAACGATCAGCCCACTGGTTATCTATTTGGGTATGATTTTCAAAAACCTGATTGGTCTATTTGTATCGTAGTTGAAGGTATATTTGACGCACTAAGTATAGATGCTTGTGCGTTGGGTACTAGTACGATTAGTTTAGAACAACAAGAGTTACTAAGACGATTAAACAGAACTATTATTGTAGTTCCTGATCAAGATAAAACAGGATTAGACTTGATTGATCAAGCATTAGAATTAGGGTATCAAGTAAGCTTACCTGAGTGGGGCTTAAATGATAAAGGTATACCTATCAAAGATGTAAACGAGGCCACGGTGCGGTATGGCAGACTTCCTACTCTATTGTCTATAATACAATCAGCGACAATGAGCAGAATAAAATTAGAATTGAGGAGAAAAAAGATTGCTAAAAGAGTTTAATACAGAAGTACAAACATTATTCTTACGAATGATGGTAACAAACGCGGATCTCTATACCCGCGTAATGAATATCATGAATCCACAAAACTTTGACAGGAACGTAAGACCTGTAGCAGAGTTTATGGTTGAACACGCACAGCAATACAATATCTTACCTGATCCTGTGCAAATTAAAGCAGCTACCGGTATAGAAATTGAACGCATAGCTGACTTAGACTCACAAGGACACACTGAATTCTTTCTAACTGAGTTTGAGAATTTTACTAAACGTCAAGAATTAGAACGAGCGATCTTAAAATCAGCCGAACTGTTAGAAAAGGGTGAATATGATCCAGTTGAAAAGCTGATCAAAGACGCGGTTCAGATATCATTACAGCGAGATATGGGCACAAATTACTTTGGTGACCCTAAAGAACGGTTGAACAGATATTTCAATCAAGGTGGACAAGTAAGCACAGGTTGGCCTCAGCTAGACAAAATCATGTATGGTGGCATGAGCAGAGGTGAACTAAACATCTTTGCTGGTGGATCAGGATGTGTCACATATGATACGCTAGTAGAAGTTATTGAGTTACCGGATTTATCTTGTGATAATATATAAGTATATTATCCGCAACCGCAAGCGTTAAATAATATTACGGAGGATGCGGATAATGAAAAATATTATAGATTTTTTTATAAAATCAAAACCGGTTATAGAAATACTGGGACCAAATTATGAATTATCGGATGACCACAAAAAAGAATTAATCAATTTTTTTGATGAATTTACTGATCGTGATCGTAGCTTCATATGGAGGAAAAATATTGCTATATGGATAAAATATAACCAAACTGAATGGATAAGACGAAGAAAGGAAATGAGTAATACTACGTCCAATAGTAAAGACTTTTTTATTTTAAAGTACGGTGAAGAACAAGGAATAATATTATATAACCAATTTGCTGACGAAAAGAAAAAAATGCTTCCTTCTACTATACAATACTGGGCATCTAAAGGGTATAATGAATCTGATGTTTTAAAAAAGATAGCGGATCATCAATCAAGCTCTGGCAAAAAGAGAAAAGGGGATTTAACGGGGTCAGTTAGGTGTATTCAGTATTGGATAAAAAACGGTTTTACTGAAGAAGAGGCTTGTGATAAAATATCATCATTACAAAAACGAGACTTAGATTTTTTCATAAGCAAATATGGTGAAGCTGAAGGTTTAAGGAAGTATGAACATTCTAAAAGTAAAAGAAAAGACACATGGGAAACTAAAGATAAAAAAGAGCACGGCAAAAAAACAGCCCCTAAATATTATAATAAAAATGGACATGAGATGAAATCTATATATGGATTTTTAGAAGCTAATAATATAAACCCAACTAGATGCATGTTCGGACCACCTAAAAATCAATTCACACAATTGATACCCGGTATAGGTTATCGCAGATATGATCTAGCAGTATTCAAAGACTACAACAAGACAGAATTAGAAATTATATTAGAATACCATGGCCCGGGACATATCAATTTTTCAGATTATTGCCCTTTACTAGAAAATGAACTGATCACGATTAACGGAAAACAAATATTACACTTAGGGACCTATGGTGATTCTTATAAAAATGATTTAGTAAAGAAACAGTTTATACAAGAGAATTACCCGGATACAAAATACATAGTCATGTGGTTTGACGACCTTAAAAACGAGAGATTTAAAATAAATGAATTATTACACAGACGCAAGTAAAGAAATAGCGTATTTAAGTAGGTTTTACACCTTAGCAGAACTAGATAATTATGCCAAGGGAGATAGTACTAAAATACTATCACTATATCAAAAGACGCAACCAAAAAAAGTCCCTATAGGTAGTCTATATGGAAAAACTGAAAAAAGCAACTTTCTAGTTACTAGTCCCGACGGGTTAGTACAAGTAATGGATTGTATCCAAAAAATAAAATCTGATATGTACAAAGTAGTTTTTTCTAACGGTACTACGATTGATGCTAGTCATGATCATTTGTTTCAAAAACCTGATAAATCTTGGCACTATACCAGAGACCTTAATAAGGGCGATACAATACTAAGTGAAAGAGGGTCTGAAGAAATAAAAGAGATTACTTTCTATCAAAATAGAACCAAAGTATATGATCTATCAGTAGGCCACAAAAATCACAGATACTATACTGCGGGAATTTGTAGTCATAATTCAGGTAAGTCGCTAGTAATGATGAACTTGGCTCTTAACTTTTTGTCACAAGGATTAAGCGGTGTTTATATCACACTAGAACTTTCTGAAGAGTTAACAGCACTAAGAACAGATGCTATGTTAACCAGCATGAGCACAAAAGATATCAGAAAAGACTTAGACACTGTAGAACTAAAAGTCAAAATGGCTGCGAAAAAGTCAGGCCAATATCGTGTTAAAGGATTACCTGCACAAAGCAATGTAAACGCTATCAGAAGCTATATCAAAGAAGTTCAGATACAAACAGGAATGCCAGTAGACTTTGTAATGATTGACTACTTGGATCTTGTAATGCCCGTATCAGTAAAAGTAAATCCTAATGATCAGTTTATTAAAGACAAGTATGTTTCAGAAGAATTAAGAAACTTAGCAAAAGAATTGGGCGTACTAATGGTAACTGCTTCACAGCTAAACAGATCGGCTGTTGAAGAAGTCGAGTTTGATCATAGTCACATTGCTGGTGGTATTTCTAAAATCAATACTGCTGACTATGTATTTGGTATCTTTACAAGCAGATCAATGAAAGAACGAGGTAAGTATCAAATTCAGTGTATGAAGTCACGTAGTTCTACTGGTGTAGGTCAAAAGATTGATCTAGACTATAACATGGATACTATGAGAATTACAGACGAAGGCGGTGACGATAGTTCTTCTGGTGGTCGTCAATCTGCTACTGATATTATGAACAAGATTAAGCCAATGAGTACTATGTCGTCAAATGAAACTGTAGACATGAACACAGGTGAAGTATATCAACCTGAGAAAAAAGTTGTAGCAGATGTACAAGGCAGTAAGCTTAGAAACATGTTAAACTCCTTAAAGAATAATTAATCAAGATAAATATAATAAAGGTTCTCGTATGCAAAAGAAAACACGCAGTCTTTTAGAAGAATTAGAAAGCATGGGAAACAATAGAGATGTAAATCATCTTATTGAAAACCGTGCTAATAATGTTATTACAAGTGCTATCAACTTATTAGAGTTGATGAAAAAGCACTACTCACCTGAAAAGGCTGAGCTTCTAGAAAAGAAACTGCTAAGTGCAATCAAAGGCCGCGACCAAGAAAGATTTTCTAAATCCTTAAGGAAACGCGATGAAAGTTAGTCAATTTAAAAAACTAGAAGAAGGATTCTTTTCTGATTTAGGTAATATAGGGAGTTCATCTAATAGGGATAATCAGGATAAAATTTCTGAAAAATCTAAAAAATTGTTCATAAAAGATTTTATAAAAGATTTTAACGCCGATGCAAAAAAATATATGGATGCTGGTTTAATAAAAGCACGAGTTAAAATGAATGCAACTTCATCTACTGTTACAGAAGAATACGAATACTTTAACGACCTAGTAGAAGAATATCTCTCTGAACAAAAGTTGATGACGCCAGTAGAGTTTGTTAAGTCATGGTTTGACGCATACATGAAAGGAGTAAATTGGCAAAGCGAAGAAGCTAATGTTGATGCTATTGCCAAAGAAATAGAACAATCATACAACACTGATAGGGGTCTAGCAGGAATAACTAAACTAGCTGATTTAGCATGGAATTTGGTTAGTGGCTCTGATAGAGTACCATATGGAGCACAAGATATCTTATCACGTAATACAGGATTAAACCCCGAAGATAAAAAAGTTTTAACTAACGTACTAAGTTCTATGGATGATGATGCCTTCAAAAGAGACCTAGCCTCTTTGTTGAATAAATACAAAAAGTGATAACTTGAGCATAATACAAATGATTAGACTTTACGAAGGCGGCAACGCCATACCTGATTCAACGCCAGTAAAAAAAGAAGACGTTAAGGATGTTGTCAATAAGGCAAAATCACTGCTACCTTCTGTACTACTAAAAAACATTCAAACCGACATTGGTTCAGCTGGGTATAAAGTTCAGTCTGGTGATATCGATATTATAGTAGAAGCAACTGACTTAGTAGAACTATTAAAAACGTTTGAATCAAAAGACCCAGTTAAAGAAGCTAAGTTAAAACTTAAAGCTTATTTTGAATCTAAGGGTGTTGAAGCAAATGTTAACGGTAGGAACGTTAGTGTAGGTATAAAGTACAAAGAAAAAAGCACAGGTGAAGAACGAACAGCACAAGTAGATATCATGGTTATTCATGAAGCTGCATTAGTTGCACCTTGGCATCAGCACGGGTTGAGAGGAATGTATTCTGATACAGAGTTTAAGGGCGGGGACATTTTCTTACTCATTAGTAGTATCGCAAAACATTTAGGGTTGAAGTTTGATCCTTTTGGTGCTAAGTTATTAAGAAGAGATAACAACGAAGTAATTGGTAGAACTAGAAAAGAAGTTGCTAAAATTTTGTTGAATCCTAACGCAAGTGAAGATGATTTGAACAGTGTTAAGTCTATACTTCGCGCTCTTGAAAACGATCCAGACAAAGAAGGAAAGTTAGCACAAGCTAAACAAGATGCAGAGAAAGGTTTAATTAAGCTACCGGGTAGTCAGGTACAAGAAAGCTTGTCAGAAACAATGGCAAAACTACGCAATCTAGTTTTAGAACGATCTGCACCATTAATGGAAGCTGCAGGCCCTAGAATACCTCACCCTGAAGATGCAATATTTGACGGAAGTGCTGAAGCGAAAAAGTACTTGAATGCACTAAAGCAAGCAATTGCTAATCCTGGAACTGGTAGCATCAAATGGGACGGTGGCATTGCTTTATACTTTGGTAGACTACCCGACGGTACCTTCACAATAAAAGACAAGTACATGCCAGACAATGTAAATCCTACTAGCCCACAAGATTGGGTAACATATGATCTTAACAGAGGCAAGAACAGAGATGACTTATACGACAAGATCAAACTGATATGGAATGGTCTTGAACGTGCAGTTGGTAATATTGTTGGGTTGTTCAAAGGTGATTTAATGTCTGTAGGACAGTTGCGTCCTATAGATGGATACTATGTGTTTAGCCCTACAACAGTTGAATACAGAGTACCTGTTGACTCTGAATTAGGTAAACTCATAGGTGGTAAGGTAGGAATACTTGTAGCACACGAATTTGATGGCGCTCCATGGAACGGAGAACCTGCGCTGAATCCTTCTAATGTAGCAGTTATAACTCCTAAAGCAGGTGTAAACTTTACATTGAAAGTTCCTAAGGCATTAGTTTCTAGCGCAGAACAAGCATTAGCAAAGTATGGTAATCTTGCAGATGAATTCTTGAATGGATTGTCAAATGTAGCTAGGGATGCTATTAGAAAATATACTAACCATAAGATAACTAAGCAAACTAATGATACTTTACCTGAATGGTTGTCTAAGAATATTAGTGGTAAGCAGTATCAGTTCCTAATAGGAAACAATGATGGTTATTTAGTACAAAACAAACAAGGTCTTGATGCTGTTATTAAAATTTGGAATGCTATCTATAAACTAAAAGCAAACTTAGCACAGCAATTAGAATCACAAGTTACCGGGTTTGAACAATGGACTGGTGGAAAACAAGAAGGTGAAGGATTTGTGTTCCCTACCAGCGCAGGCTTAGTTAAGATAGTGAACAGAGAAGGGTTCGGAGCAGCCCATTTTAATAAATAATTAGCCTTAAACCAGTATTTTTTGCCATTAATGATAAATATTTTTAAGAGACAGTAGGTCTCACATATATAGAGGAATTAAAAAATGGCACAATTTACAAGAGTTAGTGGTGATTTTAAACCAGTATTAAACATGGACGCACAGTCTTACACCAACACTGGTGTAAACACAGTTACTTCTGGCGCAACTGTTCAACCACAAGGTCCAAAGCTTGAATACTTCACAGTAACCTTCACTGGTTCTAGCACTACTGGCGCACAGATTTTAGCAACTATCAATACTATTCAGCAGTTGGCTACAGTATACATCTATGAATTCACAACTGATACAAACGACACATTAGCTGTTGCTATGTATCCTGTTGGAGCATGGGGCGATGTAACTGCAACTGGTGCTGGTACACTTGACCAAGCTATCACTGATGCAGCTGGTGAAGCTGTTTCTATCGCTGCTACTGCTACATTCACAAATTGATTTTATTAGTTTAACGCAATACAAAAAGAACCCTGAGATTTTCTCAGGGTTTTTTTATGCCAATAAATACTAGCATGTCATACAGAATTAGATGTTATACCCTATTTGATATTACTAGAACAGGTGTTACAAGCAGATCAAAGCCCGCAGACGATGTGGGTACTTGGCTGACGCAGCGCAATAGTCAATGTAACTTTGATACTATCATACAAATTATCTCATTACGATCACAGCCTGATATAACTGAATATCCTAAAAAAATACAAACTAATAACTTAAACTACTTTGGTGTCGAGTATCAAAATAAAATACAAACTTGTTGGGTTTTTGATTTTGATATACAACATCCTAGTGTATTCGACGATGGCATAGATGAACTAGGATCTCTTTACTCAGATTGTAATGGAGTACCTATGGTGCTGTGTGGTACAGAAGATGTGATGACTACTAGCTTTTTAGACACCACCATGCAATTAAAAAACATTCACTTCGAGCGTGTATAATGAATCATAAAGTAGACAAATTTATAAAGAAACAAATAACGAAAAATCCTGAAACAATGGATGTGATGTTACTGCCCGTAGACAGTGACAAATACATATTGTTCGGGAAGTATATTATAAGCAAAGTAGATAATTACTATTCAGTAAAAAATGACAGTATAGAGAAAACATTTAATACTCTTAAGACAGCAATTACTTGGTGTGTTTTTAAAGAAAAGAATAAAACAGTAGAATGCAGGAAAATAGAAGAACTAGATTTTAAACTGTCTAGTTTAGAAATTGACTTAACACAGAAAAGAAAAATACTTAATAACATGACCGACGAAAACTTCAAAACTGTTTATATTATCAAGATAGAAGAAGATAATATAAAGAAGAGTTTCTTATTAAAACAGCTAAATAGATTTATAAACATATCGAAGGGTTGGCAATCAAAAAGTTTTGATAAAGCCAAAACACGAAATAAAAGATAAATAATTATTAAACAATGGAAACATTACTATGAACTTAAACGAATTAGACTCTAAGAACTACGCAAGAAAGGCATTGAAAGAGAATTTTGATATGTCTTTCAATGTTGATTCTTTAGATAAGACAAAAACTAAAAACATGTTGAACAAAGTTACCAGTCTTATCAAAGAGGCCAAGCAATCAAGCAACTTCTACAAGAATCAAACTAAGCCTGCATACATGAAACTAGTATTCATGGAGCAAGCACTTAAGTCTCACTATCGAGATTTAATGAATGCACCTAGACCAAATATTGTAGTAGAAAACGAAGAAGTTGAGAAGTCACAAGTAATCTTAGCTGCCCAAGACATGATTGATAGCGTACAAAAAATGTACGAAGATGTTAATGACATGATGGTTAAAGAACTACCTGCGTTAGTAAGCAGCATACAATCTGAAATTGGTGTGAATGAAAGCGAAGAGTTTAACACACAAGCCGGAGATGCTTTAAGATCATTAAATGACGCATTATCAAGTGCTAAGACCTCATTACAAGGTGCATTGGGATCAATTACTGGTCAGGGTGGCATGGATTCATTCGCTACTGATGATTCAGGAATGGATGACAGCGACTTAGAGGTAGATGACACAGTTGATGATGACTTTGGTATAGACGATATAGACTCTGATATCGAAGACCTAGAAGAACCAGAAATTGCACCAGTAGGTGGAGTAGGAAGAGCAAAAAGATAATGCGCCTTTTTGAACTTGAAAATGGTTTCGATGACGCTACCTTGGTTGCAGTTGTCGATCAACTAAAAACTGATCTGGAAGATGGTAAACTTAATTTTGGCATGACTACAGATCAGTTATTAGATTATTTTCAAGACTACGATATAATTTTAGATGTAACTGATTTATACAACATGATACAAGTTCCTCCCTTGGATAAAGTTATTGATAATATTCAAGGTGATGAAGTTGTTTTCAAAGGTCAAAATGATTCAGAAAATCCTGATCAAGAATCTGAGCAAGAAAAAACTGTTGCACAAATGGCTAAAAAAGCCATGAAATAATTGTTTTATCTATTGATAAGTTTGTGAATATACAGTATAATATATAAACATTATCAGAGAGAATCAATTGACCAATCCAATTTACAATACCAATCGTTTTAACTATACCGAGTTAAAAAGAACCAATACAAGCGGTTCTAGAAAGTACATAACACCTGACGGCTTTGCTGTTCCTAGTGTTACAACTATCTTAGATGCTACTAAACCAGAAGAAGCTAAAAAAGCGTTACAAAATTGGCGTAATCGTGTAGGACACAAACAAGCACAAGCGATCACTACTGAATCTGCTGGACGTGGAACTCGAATGCATACTTTTTTAGAAAATTACATAAAAAATAAACAGTTGCCTTCCCCTGGTTCAAATCCATACAGTGTTCAAGCAAGTAAAATGGCTAACGAAATAATATTTAATGGATTAATAAACTGTCAAGAAGTATGGGGTACCGAAACATCACTTTGGTTTGATGATATATATGCAGGAACAACAGACTGCGTTGGTGTGCATTCGGGGAATGAAGCTATTATTGATTTTAAACAAACTAATCGCCAAAAAAAACGAGAATGGATAACTGATTACTTTTTGCAATTAGTTTTTTACGGTACTGCACACAACAATATGTTCAATACGAATATAAATACCGGAGTAATAATGATGTGTTCTTCCAATTTCGAGTATCAGGAGTTCATTATTGAACCATCCGACTGGAAAAAAATAGAGCAATTGATGTGGCAGCGAATAGAAAAATATTATTTAATGTTTGTGTAGGCATTTTCCATTGATATGATATCTGGTAAAATTGCTTGCTCCTTTGCCTTCAACTAAACAATGCTCACATTTCCATATTTTCTGTGTAGGATGTGTTCCTTTGGCGATTGCTTCTGACGCTATACTACTACCGTCTGCGCGTTTACTAAAAGGATTAGTACCCTCTTTAACTCTCTTAGATGCTAGACTTTCTCCGTTATCGTCTTTCATGAATGGATGGGTTTTATTTTTGACTCTATTAATGTTCATTTTTCGCTGAACTTCTCCTCCCAAAAAGTTGTGTCTACCTTCCTCTACTAATCTTTTGTTTCGGGCTCTCGCAAATTCGGAGGTTTGCCATGGATGTCTATTTTCTTTAGACATCTGTAGATTATGGGTTCTAGACAATAAAGACCGTGTTTCTTTGTCTATTTTCATCTTATCTGCTATTCTAGCGGCTGCTGCCCAATCACCTTGACTATAATGAATATCATAATGTTCTTGTATAGATACACATTTTAAATTACCAGGATTATTGTTTTTACGATCTCCGTCTATGTGATGGATTTCATATGTGCGTCCAGTTTCGTCTTTTGGAATAGGACCGTAATGATTTTCGTAGATTTTACGATATTTGTCGGTGCCGCAATAAATAGTCATGCTGATGCTTCTCCTTTAATTATATTAGCATTAGAGTAGTTGGGAATCCCCATTCCGCGAACTACACTTTTATTTATCATTAGAAGAACATTACTCCCAGTTCGTTTAGCACTCAATAATGATAAATAAGATATAACACTATTATGGAAAGTTATATCTTATGGCCATTATACAGATTTCAAAACAGCAGCAAAGATCAGGTGATTTAGTTGATCTTCCTCAACTCTCTGAAGCAGAATTTGGCTGGGCAACCGATGAAAAAAGGTTGTTTATCGGTAAAGAAACCCCCAACGAAAATATAGAAGTTTTGACTTCTTATTCAATTATCGATTTTAACCAGATCAACGGTTCTTTTGGCAACCTTAATATTAGTAATACGGTTGCTGATGGTGAACTATTAGTCTACAACGGCAACGCATGGGTTAATCGAGGCGGAGCAGCTGGTGGACTAATAACATTAGGCGATGTGTCAGATATTAGAATCGACGGCGGATCAGTTAATTATGTATTATCTACTGATGGTTCAGGCAATCTAACCTGGGAACCCAAGGGTGCATTGTATACTAACATACTAGGGTTAAGTTCAGCCAACCCTATTGTAATGACTGTTGCTAATACAACTCCATACGTTAATGATGCTCAAGTAACAATCACTGGTGTTTCAGGTACTAATGCAAGTATAGTAAACGGTCAGACATTTTACGTAAGGTTGGCTATTGACTTTCCAACTTCAGGAAATGTTTCTCTTTATACTAGTTCAGGCGCAGTAGGTCCAGTAGACGGAACTACTTTAACCTATACAGGAAACGGTGTTGCTACCACTTCTTTAGGTGGTTCAGGTGGCGCTGGAGTAGTAGGCGGTAGCAATACTCAAATCCAATACAACAATGGTTCTGGATTTGCGGCTGATGCAAATTTAGTTTGGAATTACTCCACTAGAGTATTAACTGTTACCGGCAATACGGTAAGTGGCAATATTACTGCATCAGGCACGATAGCCGCTGGAACAATAACAACTGGCGCATTGTCTGCTTCAAGTCAAATAACTTCTACCGTGTCTACCGGAACTGCGCCTTTGGTGGTAGCATCTACTACTAAAGTGACAAATTTAAATGCCGATTTGTTAGACGGATACGATACGTCGGCTGCTGCCGCTGCTACAACTATTGTTCTTCGTGATGCTAATGCTAACGTGATCGCTAATAGCGTATCAACAAACAGAATATTTAACGGCACCAGTAATGTTGCTATTACTGCAAGTGGAAACGTAACAATTACAGTAGCAGGTAGTGAAAGGTTTAGAGCTACCACTACAGGCGCTAACGTTACTGGTGATTTGACCATTACTGGTAATACGATTCCTACAGGAATAAAAACAGACAACTATTACTATGCGAATGGAGTTGCGATATCATTTTCAGGAACATATAGTAACGCAAATGTTGCTTCTTATCTTCCAACGTATACAGGCAATATCACAGCAGCAAACGTAACAACATCAAGTCATGTTATACGCAGTGTGGGCGTAGGCATAAGTGCAGCAGGAACTGTTCAAGGAGATTCTACTTTATTATCGAAAGACATTAATGTAGTGTCAACCGTAAGTGCAGGACAAGGCGTAAGATTGCCTGTAGCAATCGCTGGTATGGTTATTATCGTAAATAACACTAGTGCTAACGCACTCAATGTATATCCTTCAACTGGAGGAGCAATAAATTCATTGGCAACAAATATCGCGTATTCACATGTAGCTGGAGCCAGCTTGCAGTATTACGCAGTAAGCGCCACTCAGTGGTATACAGTAGGCGCTACCTACTCATAATTTAATATAGGAATAACAAAATGACAACATATGTTTATAATTCAAGCAACGTATCTGCAACAGTATCAGCTAATATAGCAACTGACAGAGTACGTATTGCTACAATAGAGCCTGTTCTTTATGCAGTGGGATTTCCTAATACTGCAGGAACAGGAAACTTAACTACTCTTACAAATTCTGCGAACGTAGATGGTATCGGAACCAGTTTTACTACTCAGTTAGGTAATGGTTACTGGATAGGTAATGCAACAGGGGTAACAGTAGGTATAGTTTCTTCTATAGCAAATAACGTTAGTTTAACTCTAACTGCTAATGCTAATGTGGCACTTACTGATGAAGGTTTTACTTATTCTCCTTACGGTGTTCCTTATATAGACGAAACACTAGACCCATCTAATTGTCCTACTGCTAGCGGTATTATTCCTGCAAATACGATAGTTAATACAGTAATTGTGGGGCAAGGTAATGTAGTTTCGTTTTTAAGCATGGGATCAAATAGCCAGATTAGTATTACTGAGCTAGGTATGCCTCACGCTAATACTGGTACTACTGGGTTCTAATTTTACAGGTTACAGATAAATAGCTTTATAACATTCTCATAGGGAGAATTTTATGCGGAAACCCACCGCGTAGCGGCTAGAACCCGCAACATTTAAAGGAGAAAACAAATGGGCCGCCCATTAAAAATCGCAAAAGCACAAGCCGTTATTACGATCACTGCAACTAACGGTACAACTGAAGTAGTTACTACTTCATCAAATTTAACAACACTTGGAATTATTGCAGGTATGCCATTTATTCCTGCAACTACTGTAGGTGGTTTAACTGGTGGTACTACATACTGGATTCTACAAGTTCTGTCTGATACTACTTTCACTGCGTCATTAACACCACTTAACGCAAACCCTGATTACACACCAGTAAACTTAACTAACGCTGGCCCGGTAACAGTAGCAGCTACTGTTGGTTTAGTAAACTCAGGATTCAATAATCCTCAAGGTACTGCTAACACATACGGTATAGTTGGTGGTAATACAGCACTCTTCGGTGATCAAGTTCTTGCTAATATCGCTATTGGAAGAAACGGAACTGGTGTACTTTATGCAAACACTGCTTCCACTACTGTATTTGGTGTAGGAACAGATTTATCAAATACTGTTGTAGCTAATAGCTACGTTCAATTAGTTAACACCGACGGATCAGTAGTAGATTTAGGTAGAGTAGACACTCTTACCGGATTTGTTACAGTAGAAGTAGCAAATACAGCTACTACAGGTAATATAATCGGTACCACTGGTAATGCACAAACTTTAATTGTAGATGGTCCAGTTAGATTTACTGCTAACTTAGGCGGGCTTGTTGCAGGTACTACATATTTTGTCAAAGCTATCGCAAACGCTGCTGCATTCACAGTATCATCTACCCAAGGTGGTGCAGAAGTAGCTCTATCAAACGCAACCGGTACTCCTGATGCACAGCAAGATTCTATTGAATTATCCGCGAGTGCTCTCGCAAACGCAGCAGGAGCATCATTTGCATACGCTAATCCAGAAGCTGGATACATTGTTCGTCAAAAGGGCA